AGATGGCTTGTCATTGACCCTGTATTTATGGAAATCCTTTCTGACGAAGATAGCCGCTTCATGAATGGCGACTATGGTGATTCAGGTGGACTACGTAATGGTCTAGTGATCAACAACTTTCATGGGTTCCGTTTGTATGTATCCTCAAACCTCCCTGCCGTAGGTACAGGCCCAGGTACATCAGGAACAGCTAACCAGAACTCAAATTTTGGAGTGTTAGTTGCTGGACATGAATCTGCTGTTGCAACTGCAGAGCAGATCAATAAGACAGAAACATATCGTGACCCTGACAGCTTTGCTGACATTGTTCGTGGTATGCATCTATATGGTAGGAAGATACTTCGTCCAGAAGCAATCGTTACTGCCAAGTATAACGCAGCGTAAGGGAGGATTGAAATATGGCTACAATTACAATGAGCACGAACTCAGCCTCTACTTCCAATAATGGCGGTACTGGCAATAAGCAGCTTCGTGGAAGTTTAGTAACTCTGCAGAACGATATTGATCTTGCAGATGCTATCCTACAAAACGGTGGTACTGCACTAGCAGCAAATGATATTATTGAAGCTATTGCTGTCCCTGCAAACACTTTGATCCTATTTGCAGGATTTAAAGTTGTCACTGCAATGGAAGGTACTACTACAGACTCTGCTATTCATGTAGGTATTACTGGTACAGACGTGGATGTATTTGTTGCATCGTTTGATCTAGATGGTGCATCAGTAGGAGCACACACTCCTCCAATTACATCTGGTGGCGTATGTACTCAACTACCAGTATATACTGCATCAGCAGATACTATTGATGTAGAAATTGAAACTTCTGGTGGAACTATTACTGGCGGTATTATTCGTGTGTACGCAGTATGTGTACTCTTGGATGATGTAACACAGTCTAGCTCTGCTAATGAAGTGGATCGTGATCTACTCGCATAATAACTTTAGGGGCTGACTTAGGTTGGCCCCTTTAGCTCACTATAAGGGATTAAGATGGCACTTACTTTTCTTACATTGACTAACCGTGTTATAGTTCGTATGAATGAGGTACAACTAACTGATACTACTTTTAGCAATGCTAGAGGCGTTCAAGTACAGTGTCAAAATGCAGTTAATGAAGCAATAAGATATATTAATCAAAGAGAGTTTGGTTATTCTTTTAATCATGCTGTAGAAACAAAAACACTCACGGCAGGAGTTGTAAGATACTCTCTGCCTACAGATGCTAAATCTGTAGATTATGCAACTGCAAGAATAAAAAAAGATGCAGACTTATCTGTTACTGGTAATAATTTAACAACTTTAAACTATAATGAATATATACAAAAAGAGTTTGCTAATCAAGAAGACGATATTAAATCCACAACTATTAATGCATCATCAGGTTTATCAGCATCTGTAGAAACTATAACTGTGGCATCTACTACAGGGTTTAGTTCTACAGGAACTATACATGTAGGTGGAGAACAAATAACATATACAGGTAAATCAAGTAATGGTATTGACTTTACTGGATGTACTAGAGGGGCAAATAACACAACTGCAGCAACAATAGCAAATGGAACTACAGTTACACAATTTGATCAAGGCAGTATTCCAGATTTTATTGTAAGAACCCCAGACAATAATTATTTATTATATCCTTATCCAGATAAACAATATGTGTTAACATTTGACTACTTTACTTTTCCTAGTGACCTATCTGCACATGGAGATACTACAAGTATACCCGATAGGTTTGCTCCTGTTATTGTAGATGGCGCTACTGCATTTGTATATCAGTATCGTGGAGAAACAGGTCAATATCAATTAAACTTTCAAAGATTTGATCAAGGTATAAAAAATATGCAAAGTCTTCTTATCAATAAGTATGAGTATGTTCGGTCTACTTATATTCAAAGGTCTGCTGGATATAACGCATTTGCATCTGGAGTTTCTATCTAATGCCAGATTTATCTCAAGCACAACCTGCTGCATTTAATTGTGAGGGTGGCTTAGTTCTTAATCGTTCTGCCTTTTTAATGCAACCAGGAGAAGCATTAGAGTTAGAAAATTTTGAACCTGACATTGAGGGTGGCTACAGAAGAATTAGTGGGTTTAGAAAATTTGTAAATCAAATTGTTCCACAAACATCATCTAGCTCTGAAAAAATATTAATGGTACTTACTTTTCAAAATAAAGTGCTTGCAGCTAGAGGAGAAAAAATATATAATTCAGCATCTACTGAACTTTCGGCTGTAATAGCTGCAGATACAGGTATGACAGGATCAGGAACTATATCAGTAGATAGCACAACGGGATTTTCTAGTAGTGGCACGTTACAAATAAACAGTGAAAAATTTACATATACAGGTGTTACCGCTAGTACCTTTACAGGAGTAACTCGTGCTGCGTCAAGCACTTCTGCTGCAGCACATGTAATTGATGATGTTGTATCTTTAGATTGGACAGAAATAGATAGTGGTAGAACTAATGCAGTTAAATATAGAGTTGAAAGATTTAATTTTGATGGCACAGATAAAATAATAGTAGTAGATGAAGCAAATGCACCAACTGTATTTAATAGTTCTTTAAGTGCAACAGACGTTAGTGAATCCTCTGTGGCTGGTTCTAAATTTGTTGCAGCTTATAAAGCACACATGTTTTATGCAGGTAAATCAAGCTCTCCACAAGAATTAGTTTTTAGTGTGCCAAATGATGAAGATAATTTTAATACAGGCAGTGGTGCTGGAAGTATTAAAGTAGATGATACTATAACAGGATTAAAATCTTTTCGTGATTCATTATTTATTTTTTGTGAAAATAGAATATTTAAATTAACAGGGAATACCACTTTAGATTTTGCAATACAACCCGTTACCAGAAATATTGGTTGTATTAATGGAGATACTATACAAGAATTTGCTGGTGATTTAATATTTCTTGGTCCAGATGGTTTAAGAACTGTTGCTGGTACTGCTAGAATTGGTGACGTTGAACTTGGTACTATTAGTAGAAACGTTCAATCATTATTTGATGCAGCTATAAAAGATTCTGCTTTATTTGAAAGTGTTGTTATACAAGATAAAACACAATATAGAATATTTTTTACAAAAGATGGTCAATCTCAAAAAATTACTAGGGGCGTAATAGCAGTAAGAAAAGCAGATAAATATGAGTTTTCAGAAATACGTGGAATAAAACCTACATCTACAGACACTTTTGTAGAGGCAGGAGATGTGATAGTTTTACACGGTGATTTTGATGGATTTGTGCATAGGCAAGAGGTTGGTAATACGTATGATGGCACATCAATATTAGGAAAATACAGAAGTCCTGATTTAAGTTTTGGTGACACTGGCATACGAAAGCATATGCAACGTGTTATTATAAACTATAAACCTGAATCTGCAATTGATGCAGATCTTATAGTACGATATGATAATGAAAATGCCGACTCAGCAAGACCTGCTGCATATGCTTTAGACTCTTCAGATGTTGCTGCTCAGTTTGGTGTGGCTACATTTAGTGGTGGTGCTACAGGTGCTAGATTTGTATTTGGTGGTGCAATCCAACCACTGGTTAGACAATCTGTAGAGGGGTCAGGGTTTTCTGTAATATTAAGAGTAAATGATGGTGGAGAAACTGCTCCATATTCATTAAAAGGATTTCAATTAGAGTACCAACTCGGAGGAAGACGTTAAATGGGTTCTACATATACAAGACAATCTTCGTTTACTGACGGTGATGTTATTACAGCCGATCTATTTAATAATGAATATGATCAGTTATTAGCAGCATTTGCAGCAACAACAGGACACACACACGATGGCACCTCTGCAGAGGGTGGGCCTATAACTAAATTACTAGGTAACAGTATTACACTTGGTGCAGGTACAGCAGGTACAGATGTTACTATAACTTTTGATGGTGAGACTAATGACGGTGAACTAAAGTGGATGGAAGACGAGGACTACTTTGAGTTCTCTGATGATATACTTATAGCCTCTACAGAGAAGCTACAATTTCGTGATACCGCTATCTATATTAATTCTAGCACAGATGGACAACTTGATCTTGTTGCAGATACAGAAATACAAATAGCAGCTACAACCATTGATATTAACGGTGCAGTGGATATCTCTGGTAATCTTTCAGTTGGTGGTAACTTAGACGTTACAGGCACATTTGATCTTAGTGATTCTAATTTTACAAATGCAGGTAACATACAGCTTGATAGTATATCAGGTGATGCAGATACAAACACAAGTATTACGTTTAGTGGCTCTGATGTAATCACTGTAGCTACAGGCGGTACTACATCTTTTACCGTAGATGCAAGTCAAAACATCTTGATGAACGCTGCACAGAAAGTCCAGTTCCGTGATACTGCCCTAGCAATTAACTCTAGCACAGACGGTCAGCTAGACATTGATGCAGATACAGAGTTAGAGATAACTGCACCTACTGTAGACATAAACGCATCTACTGCAGTGCTAGTAAGTAATGACTTAAAATTAGACAGTGACTCTGCCGTATTAGGCTTTGGTGCAGACAACGATACTACACTTACACACACAGATGGCACAGGTCTTACATTAAATAGTACAAACAAGCTGACCTTTGGTGACGCTGCGTCATTTGTACAACAGTCATCTGATGGTGTACTACGCATAGATGGCGAGGCTACAGTTGACATTAATGCTTCTACTGCAGTCTTAGTTAGCAATGACTTAAAACTAGACAGTGATGCTGCTGTGCTAGGTTTTGGTGTTGACAATGATGTTACACTTACACACGTAGCTGACACAGGTTTATTGCTTAATAGCACTATGGCTTTGCAGTTTAATGATGCATCACAGTCTATTAATGCCCCT